GAGACAGATGGTTTTATATTTGTAAGACAAACTCAACCTTTACCTTTGACGATACTATCTTTATATCCTAAACTTCAAACTAACGATGGATAGAATATTAAATATAGTAACATATAAAGCAGAACATGGAGCATACATTATGAAACAACAAATGAATCATACATTAATGGATAAGGATATGGAGTTTGATGGTAATCCTAGTAACCTAGAACAAGATAACTTAGCATTTACAGGTATGATTTCTGGTAAACCTATCTTTGCTGCAGGTATGAAAATCATTTGGAATGGTGTTGCAGAAGGTTGGGTGTTAGCTACTAAAGATGCTTTAGATCATCCATTACTTGTAGCGAAAGCTATCAGAAAAGATTTTGCAAGAATTGCTAAAGAAAATAATATCAATAGAGTTCAAACTGCTGTAAGAGCTGACTATACAACTGGCTTAAAATTTGCTAAGTGGTTAGGTTTAGAGGAAGAAGGATTAATGAAAAAGTTTGGCTTTGATGGTTCAGATCAATATATGTATGCGAGGTTATTCTAATGAGTTGGCAAATGGCAGCAGTTGGAGCAATAGGTGCAGTAACAGCTTCACAACAAAATGCTTATGGTAAATTTAATGAATCTGTTAAAAATCGTAATGCTCTTGTTAAAGAACAAGAAGCTCAAATAATTGAAGATAAATTAGAATTAGATTTAGCTACTTTTAATAAAAAATTTGAAGAACTTGAAGGTAATGTAATAGTTCAAACAGCTAAATCTGGAGTTACTGAAGGTGGAACAGCACAAAGAATAAAAATGGCTAATCTAAATAATGCTGAATTAGAAAAAGAAAAAATGAAATATGATGCAGAGATTGGTAAAGCAAGAGCATTTGAAGAAGCAAACTTTGCTAGAATAGAAGGATCTATTGCAAAACAAGAATCTAGAATTGCAGCATTAAGAACATTAACAGGAGCAGGTACATCGTTATTAACAATGATGGGATAATTATGCCAAAGATACCTACATTTACATCTACTAGAAGTATAACTTCAGCAACACCAAGTGTTGAATCTAATGTTAGATTAAATTTAAACAATACTCCAGCTAGTGCATTACAACCAGTAAGTAAATATTTACAACAAAGTTATATAGAAGAAAAAACTATTGAAGCGAATAATAGATCTAACGAATTATTAAATAGTTTTTATGAAGATAAAAAAGATAATGCAGGTAATGTAATTCAAAAAGGTTGGTTGACAATAGCTAGTGAAGCAAAACAAAAAGATTCTCCAACTGAAGCATCAAATTATTATGAAACAGAAGTTAATAAACTTTATAATTATAGTAAATTAAATAATCTTAAAGACTTAAATAACTTTGAAAAAAAAGCTGTTGATAGAAAATTTTATGCAACATCTGGTTTATTAAAGACAAAAGTTATTTCAGAATCAAGAATTAATTTAATTAATAGAAACAAAGAGATTGATGATGATGCTTGGACTAAAGATACTTTGCTCCTTAAAGAACTTGGGATAAGTTACATAGAGCAGCACATGAAAAATACTGCTAATAGAATTAATAATAATCCAGCTTATGATGAAGGTACAGCAAAAAAATTAATCGAATCATATAATGAAAAAGGTATAGAATTTTTAGCAACATCCATGGCTAGTAATTCACCAATTCAATTTAAAAAAGCATTAAGTGAAGGAGCATTTGATCTTATTTCTGCTGAACAACAATTAAAATTAAGTGGAGTTGCAGATGGAGTTATTAAAGAACAAAAATTTTCAGCTTTACTTGCTCCTCTTGATATTCCTTTTGATGCTGATCCTAGAGATTTTGTTTTAGCTAATGAAGAAATTGCCAAAAAAACATTTGGTGGTAATGAAAACTTACAAGCTATTTATCAAAGTTTAACTGTTTCTGAAAGATCTGAGTTTGAAAAATCATACTTACAAAAAGCAAATCAAATTAAATCTGATAGACAATTACAAATATTAACAGCTAATCAAATAGGAAAGTTTGAAGTAGCTCAAAAAACAAATGAAATTTTTAAAGATTTTGACAAAAGTCAAGGAACATATACTGAAAAATTACAAGAATTATTTCCGAATGATTCTGGAATAGTTGAGCAGTTAGTTGGCTACAATACTAAAGTTGGTAATGGAACTGCAAACAACATATCTAAGTTTGATGCTAATGATGATATAATGAAATTAATTGTTAGTGATAAAATTAATACAGCTTATGATAAATTTATTTTAGCTGGAGAAACTACACCTCTTTCTATCTTTGAAAGAGTGGGAACACAACTAAATACTAATGATGTAAAATATTTAAACAATCTTCTTTCTATTTCTAATGAAGAAGGATTCAAAGAAAACCATACTAAGTTTTTTGAATTTATGAATTTATTTTCTTTAGAAGTTGCAGGTAGTGCTGCTTTAAAAGATTTAGATCCCAAGAGGGATGATAGATTAAGTCAGTTTAAATATATTATGTATAGTAGATATGTTCAAGGATTAAGAGAAGGTAAGACTTCAGATGAATTATTAAAAGCTGTTAAGGGAAATAAAAGTTTTATTGCTTATGATCTTTATAGATTTATACCAAGCATGGATGATGTTTATAAAAACATTAGAGAAAATATAAAGGGTAATGAAGATTTACCAGCAATTCCAAATGAAAATAAAAAACCAACAAAAAAAGAATTAGAAGATCAACTTGGAAGAACTATTAGTATTTCAGAGTACGATGAATTAACAAAAGGAAACTAATGGCTACATTAGAAGATCAGATAAAATCTTATAAAGAAGCAGGCTTTAGTTCAGAAGAAATAACTGAATGGAAAAAAGATAAAGTTAAAAGTTTAAGTCAAGCAGGATTTACTACTCAAGAAATTGCAAAAGATTTAGGTCACAAAGAAATAAACCTAACACCAATTAGACAGTTTTGGAGTAATATTATTAATCTTGGAAAAGAAGAAAATGAAAAAACATACACAGAAATACAGCAATTAAATGCTCAAAATGATGACACTCCCTTTATTCAAAAACAAAAAGAAAAATTAGTAGGAGATATATTTGAACCTAGCAAGTATTGGAAAAGAGGATGGGATGGTGGTATCTGGGATCTTCATCAATCTTATGTCAATGATGAGCCTATGCCAGAAATATACACAACTGATAATCCAAAAGATACAGGTTTTTTAGAAAGAAACATTATGAATGTTTCAAGACTAGCAAAAGATTTACCTGTCTATGCTGCAGCAGCAGTTCCTTTTGCTTTTGGTAGTAGAAACAAAGATGTTACTTTAGCAGGTAGTGCTTTTGTTGCAGGATCTTTAAGACAAACATATTTAAAAGCATTACAAAATGATGAAGTAAATGGATTTAATGAGTTCTTTAAAGTCTGGACAGAAGAAGGAATTAAAGCTGGAGCTACAGAAGCTGTACAACTTTTAGTAGCAACTAAATTGGGTGGTTTATATAATAACCCATTAAAAAAAACTATTGCTAATATAATAGGATTTGAAGGAACTGGAGCAATTATACATCAAGAAATGCCTAGCAAAGAACAATTACAGGATAGTGCTTTCTTATTTAGTTTGTTTAATTTTGGTGGATCTGCAATTAATAAATCAAGACAAGCAATTATTAAAAATGACAGAACTTTAACAGAACTTGCTGAAGATACTGTTGTTCATAAAACAATGATAGAAGATCTTCCTAGTAAAACAAACACTACCCCTAGACATTATGGTAATGAAAAAATTATAGAATATAAACCAGAAAAATTTAAAAAAGATTTAAAATTTGAAACTAAAGAAGAACAAATTATTTTTGATAAAACAAAATATTCAGAAAGAGTTCCAGAAAGAACTGTTGAAGGTTCATTAAACAAAGCAAAAGAAGTAAAAGATAAAAGTGTTACTAACCTTGTTGATAGACTTCATCCTATTAGAAAAATAGTAGAGCAAGTACAGAATATGAAGAACAATAAAGATGTTTTAAATGTTTATGAAACTTTTAGAAACTTATTGGGTGTCGAGAATGTAGCAGGATCTTTTATAGAAAAAGGTACTTTTAATGTTAAGTTAATAACAAATGGTAAATCTTTTAAATCTATTATAGAACCTTTACTTAGTGATAAGATTGCAATACCTTTTCTTCCAGAAAAAGTTCCTTTTAGTTTAAAAGCTAGAGATTTAAAAAATAGACAAACTTATGCAGAGTTTAATAATTATGCTATTGCTAAAAGAGCTATAGAAAAAGGTAAGCAAAAAATAGAAACGGGAATACCTTTTGAGGTATCTCAAAAAGTTGCAAACAATCCTAAGTTAATTAAAAAATATGAAAAGACTAGATTAGAATTAATTGAATACAACAAAAGATTATTAGAATATGCAAAAGATAAAGGTTTATTAACAAAAGAAACATTCAATGCTATGCTTGAAGCCAATAAAGATTACATTAGTTTTGCTAGAGTTATAGAACCTATTGCAAAAGGAGAAGTAAAACAGAGTGTATCTCCATTAAAAATGATGAAAGGATCTGAAAAAGATATAATAGATCCTATTGAAACAACTTATTCTAATACATTTGCTATTATAAAAAAAGCAGAAAGAAATTCTGCGATTGCAGAGTTTGTTACATTGGTTGAATCTGGAAAAACAAAAGGTTTATTTCCAGACATAAATAAAAAAACTGTAACTAAATCAGTAAAAATAGATATAAAAGAATTAGAATCTTTAGGAATTGATACTTCAAAACTATCAACTAAAGTAAAAGAAAATCTTCAAGTATTTAGGAAAGAGTTTGATAAAGTTGGAGAAGATTCTGTTGGAGTTATTCGTAATGGAAAATTTGAAGTTTGGGAAGTAGGTAAAGATTTAGCAGAAGCCTTAAAAGATTTTGATCCAAGATCAGCACAAAATTTACTTTATTTTTATGCAAAGCAACCTGCTTCTTGGTTAAGAGCTGGTGCTACATTAGCTTTAGACTTTGTTGGTGCAAACTTTCTTAGAGATACAGTACAAGCATCTGTTTATAGTAAGTATGGATTCTTTCCTGTCGTTAGTTCTATGAGAGGATTGTTTGATATTATTGCTGGTAAAACTGGATTAAGTAAAAAATCTCAAAAACTTTACGAAGATTGGATTAGATCTGGTGGTATGCAATCAACTATGATGTCAGTTGATAGAGTTATTTTTGATAAACCTGCTTTTGATATTTTAAATAAAGGTCAAATAAGAAATAAAGCAGAAAATCCTATAGAAATATTAAGAGTTATTTCTGAAACTTTTGAAAATGCTACAAGAATTTCAGAATATAGAAGAGCATACAATGCTTCTATTAAAAAAGGAATGACACATGAACAAGCTGTTAAAAGAGGTGGATTTGAAAGTAGAGATATAACATTAGACTTTGGTAAAATGGGTGTAAAAATTAAAGGTTTAAATCAAATATCTGCATTTTATAATGCAAGAATACAAGGTTATGCAAAATTATATGAGGGTTTTAAAGAAAGACCGGGAAGAGCTATTACAGCTATAGCTGGTGGTATAATGGTTCCTACTGCTTTATTATGGTGGTTAAACAAAGATGATAAAGATATTCAAGCACAACCAGAATGGGTTAAGAGACACTATTGGTTAGTAGCTAGTGGTGAAGGTGAAGATAAAATAATTCATAAAATACCTAAACCTTTTGATGTTGGTGTAGTTTTTGCTTCTTTAGTAGAATCTTTCTTAGATCATAATTACAGTAAAGATGAAACAACTAAAAAACAATTAGATGGTTGGTGGAAAGATTATCTAATGCAAACAGGTAAAGGATTTATTCCTACACCTCAAGTTATATTACCTATATATGAAGCTTGGACAAATGAAAGTTGGTTTAGAAATACACCTTTAGTTCCAGAATATATTGCAAAAACTTTACCTAACGAAATGCAATACACAAATTATACTTCTGAAAGTGCTAAATTAATTGCAACTACTATGTATAAAATTATTGGTACAGATAGTAAATTTACAAATCCTATTGCAATAGAAAATTTTATTAAGGCATGGTCTGGAACACTTGGTAGATACGCAATTCAACTATCAGATAAAGCTCTTATAGAAAGTGGAATGATTGAAGATCCTATAAGACCAGATCAACCATTATCATCTATGCCAGTATTCAGAGCATTTCTTGCCAAAAATCCAGATCTAAGTTCCCAATGGATTACTAAATTTTATGAAGAATATAATGTTGTTCAAAAAAAAATGAACAAAGCATCTGCTCTTGAGAAAGAAGGTAAGGCATTAGAATCTAAAGAAATTATGGATTCTTTAACTGGTCAACAACTTCAATTAAATATTTACGCAGATTCTATAAAAGAATATGGTGCTATGATAAGAAATATATATAATAATAAAAAATATACTTCTGCAGAAAAAAGAGAGTTAATAGATTTATTTGCAGAACAAATGATATTAACTGCTAAAAAGTCTTTAGATTTAATGAATATAAAGGTTGATAATAAGGAACAATAATAATATAGAGAAACAGTATGACAATATCTTCTACTACAGTAAAGAACTCCTACTCTGGAAATGGTACTCTAGATACCTTCAACTATACATTTAAAGTATTCGCAGATGCTGATCTTCAAGTTATTATTAGGGATGCTAATGCTACTGAGACAGTTAAAAATTTAACTACACATTATACAGTTACAGGTGCAGGTTCTGCTTCTGGTGGAACTATTGTATTTACAACTGGCAATATTCCAAGTGCAACAGAAACTGTAG